CTTTAGATATGGATCATTACGAAAAATTGGGTTTTGATTATCAGAATTTGGATGCCCATTATTTTGAACATGGAATGAAGTGGATCTTTTACCGGGTTGCTCCTAAAATTAATCCTGGACAACCATTGGTTAACCAAGCCCCGCACATGATCGAAGTTTACAAATGTGAGCGTAGATCAGATGCATTGAGATTCATTTATTTCTGCATGAAGGCCCATAGAGAATTAGAGCTGAAGAAGAAAGAGCGTTCGAAGGAATCTACTTGTTTTGCATGTTGGAAATCGCCTTGTGATTGTGGTCGACACGCGTATATTAGTTCGGATGTGGCAGAACTTGCCTTATCCTTGAGCGAAATTACGATGTCGAAGAAACCTCTTGCCCCTGTTCCCCCCCGTGCCCCGATTGAGAGAGAATTGAAGGAATTCATGTCCCCATTGTCAGAATCCGTAGACACCTTGGATGGAGAAGTTTTAGATTTGAAACCATTTGAGGAGGTTAAAGAAGATGACAGTGGAAATGATTTGCCTATTGCACCCGTTTTGCCCGACGATGAAAAGAAGGAGGTCGATTATACGGCTTCTACAATGTATGTGCCAAGTTCCGGGTATTTGCATAGTACCTACTTTTCTTACAAATATGTTCTTTATATAGGGATGTATCTGTTAGGATTGGTAATGTATTATGCTTATATCCATGGCGTATTCTTTGATTCTTTTCTGCGTATGAATTTGCTGATGTGGGAGTTTTGGTTCCATGTGCGATTGTATGTGGTGCCTTTATTTCCAGTGATTGTGGTAGTTATGTGGCACAGCCTTTATCTTCGGATGAAGGATGTGCTGCACGCTGCGGAGCGTTTCCGAATTGACTTTTTAACTCATTATATTACTATTAGTCATTTTGTAGCTAATATTGCGTATTTTATCAATACCTGTATGGTTTGGTATTATAGATGCAATATTAGATATTTTAAATGGCGGTGGAAAGATAAATTGAGTTCCCATCGATCTTTGTTGTTGGCTCTAGCCACTTTCTTGTCTGTGGGTTTCTTAACCTACAAGATGATGAATAGAGGCTATCGAGCATCTGTTGGAGAGCATCGTGATTTGAAAGCTCCTACTGGGACTTCCATGCATGGTGTGAAGAGGACTCACAAAAGGCTAGTGCGTCTAATATTAGGTAGACATGTCAATTATGGATATTTTTATGATTCAAATTGGATATTGACTGTATGCCATATGTTTAGAAATGCTAGCCCTAGTGATAGTGTGATTGTGCAGGATCGAGAAGGAGTTGAGATAGCGCGAGTGCCGATGAAGAATGTTGTGCAGCATCCCGAGAATGACAACGCTTTCATACAAATAGGAAATACCGCTAGTCGTTTTGATTCTTTGTTTCATAGTTCAAACTTCAAGCGTGTTGCTCCTATGTGTGATGACGGTGAATTTCTCGTTTATGACCCAGAAGTAGCTTGGCCCGAACAACGCGCTTCGGCGTATTTTAGGGCTAAGTTTTTGCGAGTGGACAAACAAGTGACGTATGGTTTTTCATCTTTCAGTCGCATTAAACCTCCTGAGCTTTATGTTTTCGAATCTGTGAACAGGAAAGTAGCAAGAGGCGATTGTGGACTGATTGTGGTGGATCGTACGGGAGCCAATGTTGGAATGATAGTGGCTTCCACTGATGAGAATGATACATTTTTGTGCGTACCTTTCCCTGCATGTTCATTGATGCCAGTAATGGATAATCCCGTCATTGTGCCAAAGATTGCAGGAACCTTTACTGATAAGGTTGAATTTGTGGCGACTACAATGCCTTTTGGAGGAGCTGCAAAAATAGGGACTGTGCATGGGTATCAGGTTCCCACCGCGAAAACTTCTGTGAAAGAGAGTGCTTTTGGGAAATTGCCGCTGGTCATCTGTGGAGAAGAGTTGAAGACTCATATGTACGGCCCCCCGCCGTTGCATCGCCAAGATGGAAAGTCTGTCAGGACAAAGGTGTATGACACTTTCCATAGAAATTTGGAGATTTTGGCTAGAGTCCCAGCTCGTGTGTGTCCGGAGTTGGTTGGAAGATCGAGCGATTGTTTTTATTCTCGCTTGCGCGATTGTATCACTGAGGAGGACAGAGCGTTTATTCATCCGGAAACGTATGAAAATGCTATGTTGGGTTTACACCGAGGAGAAAAAGTTCTAGGTTTAAGACCCGCGAAGATGGATACTTCTATAGGTTATCCTTTTGAAGGAAAAGCCTCAAAGTATATGAGAGTGATTGATGGCAAGTTTGAGATGGACGAAGAGCTGGCAGCTTATGTTGCCCAGTTTGAGGGTGAGCTATTGGCGGGTAGAACTCCTTTTACCCTGTCACGTGCCCATCCGAAAGATGAGGTCGTTAAAACCACCAAAGATAAGAATAGACTATTTAATATTACCTGCAAGGGTACGTTTATGGTTTTTAAGAAATATTTTTGGTGGGTAGGCTACTTGGCATACAAGTATCCCATTGGTTTTGAGGCTGCTTATGGCATCAATCCTTATAGTCCAGAATGGAATGAATTACAAGAATATCTGGAATCTGAAGGATTTGATAATCACATGGCAGCTGATTTCTCTGATTGGGATCTGCGTATACCAGGGGAGCTAGTGAGTGCAGCTTTCCGAATTTTGGTGCGTATTGCGATGGATTTGGGCCATGATTTTCCTGGTGAGGAATTCTTTCTTGCCGTGGAAAAATTATTGACCCAACCTGCTGTTTTGTTTGGTACCACTATTTGGCTATTACGCCAAGGAGTGCTAACGGGACATCCTTTGACCTATCTATTGAATTGTTTTATCAATTCATTGCGCGAAAGAATATGTTTTTACTCCTTGTTTCCTGATAAGAGATTTTCTGATCACGTAAAGGCGATTTATGGAGGCGATGACGCGCATACAACTACGAATCTCCCTGAATACAATCAACTATCTACATTGGAGATTATGTTAGAGATGGGTTTGAGGCCTACTGATTCAAACAAACAGTTGGTCACGACACCTTTCATGCCCCTTAGCGAAGTTACGTTTTTGAAGCGTGATCGCGCTGGGAGACTGGCTAAAGATTCCATTCACAAAATGTTGTCTTGGACTACGAGCACTAAACAATTGCACGCAGAAGGTGCGTTAGTGAGTGCTCTTTTTGA